ATTCCACACCCATCAAGGCCCTGATGGCACGCTCTACATGCCTTGTGCTGAAATGGACGACTACACGGACCTGACAGGGCTGGAACACGCCCAGAAGGCCCTTGAGGATATTGACCTCTCACCGACCTCTGAGATGAGGGAAATGGCTGAGAGAGGCCTGAGGCTTCGTGAGGAGCATGGCAGAGGTGGCACTGAGGTTGGAGTAGCCAGGGCCAGAGACATCAAGAATGGTGAGAACCTCTCAGTTGAGACGGTGGGCCGCATGGCCTCATTCTTTGCACGCCATAGGGTTGACCTGAATGCCCCAGCAGCAGACCCAGGCCACGAAGACTATCCATCAGCAGGTGTGATTGCCTGGCTCCTCTGGGGTGGTGATCCCAATGACCCTGATGGTGCAGGTGCAGGCTGGGCAGAGCGCAAGCTCGAGGAGATTGAGAGAGAGACAGAAACCAAGGCTGAGGGTGATAGGGTGAGCAGCACACCAGCCAAGCCCAGTGAGCGGATTGAGGGTTCTGACCAAAACAAGCCTGGCACTGCTTCAGGTTCTCGTGGTGGCATTGAGATATCTGAGGCCCAAGAGGAGGGCCTCAAGAAAAAGAGAGATGAGCACAATGAGAAGCATGGAGATGAAAAGGGCAAAAAGGTTGATCTGGGCATGTTGAAGGCAGTGTATCGGCGTGGTGCTGGTGCTTTCTCCACTTCACACAGGCCTGGCATGAGCAGACAACAGTGGTCGATGGCCAGGGTCAATGCCTTCTTGTATCTGGTGAGGAATGGCAAGCCAGAGGATGCCAAGTATGTCACCGACAATGACTTGCTGCCAGAAGGACACCCAAAGAAAAGCTGATGTGCAACTCATGCAACAAGTCAATCACTGTGAGCCAGTCCACACTAGACTTTGGAACACCCATCATTCACACCAAAGCAGCCACGCCTGACCCATCTGTCACCACCAGTGCAACAGCCTTTGCACGGTTCCAGAGAGAGGTGAGGGCATATTTCAGGGATGTGCTGAGGTCATCAATCGTTGATATCAACCCTGGCCAATTTGCTGATGCCCAGTCAATGATTGCTGAGATGCAGAGAAGACTGCAAACCAACAAACTGTTGTTGCCTCAGTTCATCCAGGATTTCCTCACAAGGCAGGCCCTGGCTGGTGCCCAGATGGGACTGTCACAGGTGCCAGTTGGAATGAGAGCACCTGTGTCAAATATGCCTTCAGCAATTGAGAGGCAGATTGAGGAGCAAGTTGCAAGGCTGCAGCGTGGCACAGGCAAGGGCCTTGAGGCCTCACTCAGGACTTTGGTTGGTGATGGCCTGGAGCAAGGTGAGACAATCCCAGAGTTGACTGAAAGGGTGCAGCAGTGGGCCAGGCAGAATGGTGATATTGACAGGCAGATCAAGTGGCGAGCCAGGACAGTGGCCAGGACTGAATCGTCTCGAGCACTGAATGAGGGCCAGGTTGAGGCCTGGAAAGAGTCTGGGTTGACCAGAATGAAGTGGTCAGTGGCTCCAAACCCATGTGACTTCTGCAGGCAGATGGGCAGGCGAGGTGTGACACAACCCATTGACCAGCCCTTTTTCAGTCAAGGTGACCAGCTGAATGTTGATGGTGGTGGCACATTGCGATTCGACTATGGGGCGGTGAAGGCTCCACCTCTCCACCCAAACTGCAGATGCACCCTGGAACCAATCATCTCTTTCAAATGAACAATGTTGATCTGCACGGCAAGGAGCCGATGAGGAACAAGGTGACAAGCATGTTGAAGAAGACCCTGACAGCACAAGTTGAAGCAAGCAAAGGCAACACCATTGTGGCCAAGCTGACCACTGACTCAGTGGACCGTGACGGTGAGGTTCTCGTGCCACAAGGCATGAATGCCAAAGACTATGAGAAGAACCCTGTGTTGTTCTACAATCACGAATATGACCAGCCCATCGGGAAGGTCACCAACATCAAGAGGGTTGATCGTGCTGTCATGGGCAACCTCGAGTTTGCACAAAGGCCCAGAGACTTCGTGGGTGACTTCTTCCCATCCTTTGTTGAGGCTCTGGTCAAGCAAGGGATTGTGAAGGGTGTGTCAGTTGGGTTTGTGCCTGAACAGGGTGGTGCTCGGATTGCATCAAAGGCTGACCGGAGCAAGTTTGGTGAGGGCATCAAGAAGGTCTTCAACAAATGGAAACTGCTTGAGGTCTCGATTGCACCACTTCCAGCCAACCAAGATGCTCTGATCACTGCTGTTGGCAAGGGCATTGTGACAACTGCACAGGTCAAGAAGTTTTGCAACCTTGAGGTTGAGGCACCCACATCAGAGGTCAAGATCAAGAGCACACACAGAATCAAACTCACAAGGCCAGTGGACACCAAGGCCTTGATTGATAATGCAGTCAAACGCCAGATTGCCAAGCAGTCTGGAAAACTATTCATGTGACACGCGCTTGCCACTCGAACCAACGGCATCAGCCAAGTGGATGAGCAAGGACAACAAGCCAGGTGTTGAGTCAATTTCACAATTTCAGGAAACCAAAACAATGAAGAAGACAATCTCCGAGATCCAGAAGGATCTTCAGGGTTTGCTCAATGAGGTGGGTGAAGATGATTTTGCACGCACCAAGGCACTGTATCTGAAAGACGTTCAGATCATGGATGCCGATGGCAACCCAATCGACCCAGACAGCGTGGACCTGTCCATCGAGATCGCTCCTGCAAAGGATGACAAGATGGAAGAAGACCACGATGATGAAAAGGCCATGGCCGATGAAGAAGCTGAAGACAAGGCAGAAGAAGATGAAGAGGCTGAGAAGTCCGCTGACATCGACGCTGCTGTCAACAAGGCTGTTGCAAAGGCACTGGCAAACAAGAACAACACCGTCAAAGGCAAAGGATTTGACATGAGAATTGACAACGAAAGAGAGGGCCTCAAGCGTTGGGGTTCACTCAAGCATGTCAGCCGACTCAACTGTGCTGACCCCGAACTCGAAGCATACAAGTTTGGTCGCTGGGCGGCTGCTTGCATGGGACACCAGAAGTCTGCACAGTGGTGCAGTGATCGTGGAATCAACACCAAGGCACACCTTGAAACGGTCAACAGCCAGGGTGGTTTCCTTGTTCCTGATGAATTCAGTGACACGCTCATCAGCCTCCGTGAAGAGTATGGAGTCATCCGCCGCAACGCCAAGATTGAGCCAATGATCTCAGACACCAAGCGCATTCCAATGAGAAGCGCAACCCTGTCTGCTTCCTTCGTTGGTGAAGCAACTGCAGGAACTGAAAGCACTCAGACCTTCCAGCAGGTCAGCCTTGTTGCCAAAAAGCTCATGGTCCTCACCTCGATCAGCAACGAACTGAACGAAGATTCGATGATCAACCTTGGCGATTCTGTGGCCGGCGAAATCGCCTACGCATTTGCCAAGAAGGAAGACGAATGTGCCTTCCTTGGTGACGGCACTTCCACGTATGGTGGAATCGTCGGCATCGCCAATGCGCTGATTGGTGTCTCGAGCAATGCAGGCATCAACACGCTTGGAAGCTCAGATGCAGCAGTCACCGCCATTGATCTTGCAGACCTTCATGCAATGATGGGCAAGCTCCCGAACTATGCGGACACGCCCAACACGAAGTTCTACATGCACAAGACCACGTATGCATCAGCCGTTGAAAAGCTCATGTATGCAGCAGGTGGCACCACTTCGGCAGGAATCTATGAAGGCACTCAGCGCAAGCAGCTGTTCGGATATGACGTTGAGTTTGTCTCAGCCATGCCCACTGCTGCAACTGCTGATGGTACTTCGGCAACCCTGGCTCTTCGTGTTCCCATTCTCTTCGGTGACCTTGGTGCTGCTTGCTCCTTCGGTGACCGTCGATCCAACACGATCTCATTCTCAGATTCGGCACTGAACGCATTTGAACAAGATGAGATCATCGTCCGTGGCACTGAACGCTTTGACTTCCAGGTCCACTCACCCGGCACGTCCAGCGAAGCTGGTCCTCTCGTGGCAATCAAGCTCGACTGATTCGAGTGAAAGGAAAAGAACAATGAACGTTCTTCAAAACTGTGTTCTCGTCAATCACTCGGTGCCCATCTCGTTGAACAATGCAACGAGTGCGGTCACCAATGTTGTTGACACTCTTGGCTTCGGTGGTGGTGAACTGCTGATGGT